TAGCCCCGACCTACGGACAAGCCAAGAGGGTGGCATGGGACTACCTTGTTAAGTACGCAGAGCCGTTAGGCGGTACGACAAACATCTCGGAACTTAGGGTGGACTTCTGGGGTAGGCGCATCCAGTTATATGGCTCTGATAATCCCGATTCACTTCGTGGTCAGTATTTTGATGGGGTCATTCTTGATGAGATTGGCGACCAGAACCCTAAGATTTGGACAGATATATGCAGACCTGCCTTGGTTGATAGACAGGGCTGGTGTCTCTTTATTGGTACGCCAAAGGGACACAACCACTTCAAAGAGTTGCGAGACAGGGCTAAAACTGAGGATGGATGGGGTTTGCTAGAGTTTAAAGCCTCGGAAACTGGTGTAGTGGATGACACAGAACTGAAGGCTGCTAAGAATGAGATGGGTGAGGATAAGTACCGCCAAGAGTTTGAGTGTAGCTTTGACGCTGCTGTAGAGGGTTCTTACTTTGGTCAAATCCTCAACGAGTTAGAAGACAAGAAGCATATGCAGGAGATTCCCAGAGAGGAACTAAGCAGAACATTTACTGCTTGGGACTTGGGAATGGGTGACTCTACGTCTATCTGGGTGGCTCAACTGGTGGGTACTGAGGTGCGCCTGATTGACTATTACGAGAATCATGGCGTAGGACTAGACCACTATGTGAAGTGGATTAAGGACAACGACTATCTCAAAGCAGAACACATCCTTCCGCATGACGTTAGGGTCAGGGAACTTGGGACAGGTAAAAGCAGAATGGAGATGCTTGAGGAATCAGGACTAGAGGTCAAGATTGCGCCAAGGATGGGACTAGACGATGGCATCCAAGCGGTAAGAAGGTTGCTGCCAAGGTGTTGGTTTAACGTGCCTAAAGTGCAGACAGGACTGAACTGCCTGAGAAACTACCGCAGAGATTACGATGAGAAGCGTAAGATATTCTATGAAAGACCATTACACGATTGGTCAAGTCATGGCTCTGATTCTTTCCGTTACTTAGCCCTTGGATTGGATGAAGGACATTCAACGTGGTCTAAACCGATTAACCAAATGCCGAAATGGATTGTCTGATGTATGTACAAATGCAAGGGGTAAATCTAGCCCCTAAAGTAAAAGAACTTGAAAAACGTATCGAAATGCTTGAAAATGTGGTAAATGAGTTAAAATTGGATAAACCCCGAATGGGTCGCCCTCCAAAGGACAAGCATGGAACAGAACGAACTGAAGTCAATACTACAGGCAGAGATTGATGACGCTATTGGCTTCATTGAAAGCGAAACTGTTGAACAGCGCAAACAGGCTTTGGAGGCTTATCTACGACAGCCTTATGGTAATGAAGTTGAGGGTAAGTCTTCAATCGTTACTGGAGAAGTGGCAGAAGCGATAGATGGTGCGCTACCTAGCTTAGTTCGTATCTTTACAGGCTCAGATGATATTGTAGTTTTCGAGCCTCAAGGCCCTGCCGATGAAGCATCCGCAAAACAAGCGACACAGTATTGCAATTGGGTTTTTAGCCGTGATAACGAAGGCGTGTCCATTCTCCATGATTGGTTCAAGGATGCACTCTTACAAAAGAACGGCATCTTAAAAGCATATTGGGAAGACAAAGAAGACATTACCAAAGAGCGTTACTTTGACTTGACTAACGATGAGTTAGCAATGCTGATGAGTGATGAGACTATGGAGATTGTCGAGCAAGATACGACAGAGTTCCCAATTATTGACCCAATGGGACAGCCAGTTATAGACCCGATGGGTATGCCTGTGATGGGTGCTACTCATAACGTAGTTGTTCAGCAAAAGAAAAAGTCAGGCAAAGTAACGATTGAGAATGTACCCCCAGAGGAATTCTTGATTAGCAAGAAGGCTAGAACTATTGCTGATTCACCTTTCGTAGCCCACAGACAGATGTTGACTCGTAGCACTTTGATGGCTATGGGGTTTAACAAGAAGCAAGTAGAAGGCTTGCAGATGGGTGATGCCTTGGCATACACACCAGAGCGTGTGGCTCGTTACTCTGCTGGTGAGCAACCCTACCAAGTTCAGACAGATGACCCTTCAATGCAAGAGATTGAAGTCTTTGAGTGCTATGTCAAAACTGATATAGATGGCAAAGGTATTGCTTCATTGGTTCAAGTGTTCTACGCTTCTAATGAAATCCTTGAGGATGAGAAGGGTAAGGAAATGATTGAGGAAGTGGACTATGTTCCTTTCCACTCTATTTGTCCTATACCAATTCCGCATAAGTTCTTTGGTAACTCGTTGGCTGACAGAACAGTTGACCTACAGTTAATCAAGACCACTATCACTCGTCAGATGTTGGACAACTTATATCTGACAAACAATGCTCGTGTGGTTGCGGTTGAGGGTCAAGTAAACCTTGATGACTTGCTGACTTCTACAGCAGGTGGTGTTATTCGTGCCAAGTCTCCTAATGCTGTTCAACAGTTAGTTGTTCAGAACGTGGCTTCTCAGGCTTTCCCAATGCTTCAGTATCTGGACACAATTCAGTCTAAGCGTACAGGCGTGTCTGATGCCTCACAAGGGCTAGACCCCTCTGTTTTACAGAATGTTACGGCAGCAGCAGTAGCCTCTATGCAACAAGCTGGCGCAGGTAAGATTGAACTGATGGCTCGAATCTTTGCTGAAACAGGCGTTAAGTCTTTGTTTAAGGGCATACTACATTTGTTATGTAAGTACCAAGACAAGGCTCGTTTGGTGCGTATGCGTGGTGAGTTCGTAGAGTTTGACCCTAGAACATGGGCTAACCAATACGATGTGTCTATTAACGTGGGTCTAGGCGCAGGTAACAGACAAGAGCAGATGGCTATGTTGTCTATGGTTCTTGCTAAACAAGAGCAGTTGATTGGTCAGTACGGCCTTGCTAATCCTTACGTTTCCCCTGCTCAGTATCGTGGCACATTGGGACGCATGGTTGAGATTGCAGGGTTTAAGGATAGTGCTGAGTTCTACAAAGCGATTACGCCAGAGCAAGACCAGATGCTATCTAATCCTCCTCCACAAGAGCAACAGATGCCTCCAGAGATTCAAGCATTGATGGCTAGGACACAAGCTGAGATACAAGCTAACCAAGCCAAAGCACAAGCTGATATGCAGATGCAACAACAGCAGATGCAGATTGACATGGAGATGGCGCAACAGAAGGCTGCTCTTGAGATGCAATTGTTGCGTGAGAAGGAAGGTGCTAAGTTGCAATTAGAGCGTGAGAAACAACAGGCTTACTTTGCATTGAAGCAACAAGAGTTTGAAGCTGAAGCGCAACTTAAAGCAATGAAGATTGGTGCTGGTATTACTTCTAACGTAGAAATCAGGGGTTAATTATGCGCTTAATTGATGCAGAAGCGAATGGCTTGCTTTATAGTTCAGGTGGCGGTAGGTTAAGTGTTGATGACTTTTTAAATCAAATCTCAGCCAGTACATCCTCCGCTAACCAAGCTACAGAAGCAGGTTTAAAGTTGTTGCATGATGCTGGATATACTCCAAGCGATGCGGCTAGTTTGTGGAATGATGCTTTTGGAACTAAGTTCACAGCAGAAGATTACACGACAAGTCTTAACAACTATGGTATTGAAAAGGTAGCCAAGCCACAAATTGCTGTGTTTGGAGACTCAATTAGTTCCTCTGTTGGCTATGCTTTAGATGGAAAAGGCGGTGGTTACTCAGACACTACTTACGGAAACAATCTAGCACAGTACCTTGGTCAGTCTTTGAAGGTAAACGCTGCCAATAATTCTATGGGTGGCACTACAACAAGTGACTCGCTAACTGGCACTGGTGTTCCGTATGCAGGTAGTGCGTTACCGATTGAGTATGGTAATTTTGCAAACTACATTACAGAGAATAAACCAGAGACTGCTGTTTTAAGGTTTGGCGCAGCAGATGCAATCAGGTTAAATGACTCTGCTACTACTTTAGCAAACATTGAGGAAATGGTTAAGGTTTCTAATGCTAATGGAACTAAACCAATTCTGGTAGGTGTAACACCATTTGCAAAGATGGGTGACTTTAACGCAGGTAACATTGACGCTGGAATTACAGATAGCATGATTGCTTCTGCCAATGCAATTAACAAAGGTATTGAAGACCTAGCAACTAAGTATGGTGTTCAGTTTATTGACGTTAGACAAGTTCCAGTAACTCAGGGTGCTTTGCTTGATGGCGTACACCCAAGCGGAGAGTATGGCGCAGCACTAAACAACTACATTGCTAATGAAATTAAAGACGCTGGTGTTTTTAAACAAGCAG